AAAAATTGGCGAGATTCAAAAGGAGCAGACCACCGCTGAAAGGACGCAAGAACAAGCGTAGGTACAAAGTGGATTCGGACTGGCAGGACTATTATGGTTCTAGTGACGAACTCACAGCGGATGTCATGAAATTGGGCAAAGAAAAATTCACAAGGGAGATACTGTTCTATTGCTACTCCAAGGCAGAACTGTCATACATCGAAGCCCGGGAACAGTTCGCTAGGAAAGTTTTAGAATCGAACGATTACTACAACGGACATATCCGTGTGCGTGTTCATGGTAAAGGAATAATAAAAAAATGATACCGGTTAAAGGCTTCGCAACATTCCATCCTTTGAAGCACTGCATTGTTGGTAGGGCTCATGACCCAAAGGATGTCGGTGATTCATTGAAAAAGATCATGGAAGACACCAATGAAGACCTAGATGCGCTAGTTGATAAACTCACGTCAGCGGGAGTGATTTGTTACAGACCAAACGTGGAAAAAAAAGATTCTCGCCCGCCCATATCACCCAGGGATTATTTCGTAGCAATCGGTGAAAATCTCTTGGTCGGGAAGGTGATAGCTGGCTACAAGGACATACTTTCTAAGATCGATAAGGGTCGGATTAAATGGTATCTGGACAATGACATATCCAGTGGCAACATGGTAAGGTGTGGCAATCATCTGCATTGGGATATCAGCAATCACGTCCATCCTGAAAGTGAAAGATCCATAAAAAAATGGTTACATGAAAATGAGTACAGGGTTTCTATTACTAGATACGGTTGGCACATGGACGGGGTGTACAGTATATTGAAACCCGGTGTCATAGTTGCCAGTCGTGATTTACCTGAATTGGAAGAGATATATCCAGGATGGGATATATGTTATCTTGACCCTGTTAGGAAATATGCGCCTATAAAGCACATGTGGGGAGGCAATCATGAAGAAAGCAACTATGACGTAAACATACTGTCCATAGATGAAAACACTTGCTTCACGACCGATGTAAGTGATGTGATGTTTGATTTTTTACAAAAACACGGCATCGAACCGGTAGTGTGTGAATTGCGTCATAAAGCGTTCTGGGACAATGGCATTCATTGTATGACGCAAGACTTGTACAGGGAAGGCGTACTTGAAAATTATTTCTAAAAAAAACCCCCAACTGGTGCCAGCCGGGGGTTTTGGGTTTTGCAAAATCCAATGATCGATTACGCTGACTCTTTGGCCGCGTTTTTGACTTCTTGAATCTCTTTTCTTCTTGCTTTGATCAATTTGGCGAGATTGGCAAGTGCCTTCCTGGCCCTTGTCGCAGATGCTTTCACACCCTTGTCTACGAACTTACCGTTCTCTTCTGAGTAAGTCTGTATCTCGGTCATGATCTGTTCATGTGTTTCATTTGACATATGTTTTTTCCTTCCTTCGTTATCGTACGATATAATTAATTAACATATGTTTAATTTAAGCACACAAGATGTGGTCCGGTCAATAGAAAAAGCACCTTTGGTAAATTTAAATGGCATAATTTACCAAGAATACGCAAATTTTTTTGGTAAGTCTGTGCCAAATCAACTTATGCATTTGAGGAATGTTGACCATGTTGATCTCGAACGGCAGGCACACTTGCCGAGGCAGAGAATTTTATACGAAAGTGAGATTATGAAGGTATTGAAAATTTTTTTCATGCGTACGGCCATCATCACTGCTCTGGAAAAAAAATTCAAAACAACTTTGTTGTTGGACAGCGTTGACATATGGAAAGACAGTGCCGGTTATTATTTGCCACCACACACAGATGATCCCAGTATTAAACTTGCCATACAAATCTATTTAGGTGACAACAACGTAGGGACGTCTCTGTATGACAGCGAAAACAACATTATTAAAAGTTTCGATTATAAGTTGAATTCAGGATACGCACTTTTAAACAACAACGTCAGTTTACACGGAACTACCAGCAAATCCACGCACGGGGATAGGAGAAGCGTTTATGTTAGATATAGATAATCTAAAAATATCAGATTTGCATAAAACATTGGTTCCCTTGCAGGACTCGTATTTGACAGCGCTCAAAGAAAAATGGTACAATGATCCTCAAACACCTATCGAACACAACGAATTCATAGACAAGGCCAGTGCCTGGTTCAAATCAACGAAAGTAAACGATTTACAAGGTTGGTCAAAATTTACAAACGTGGATGTGATAATGGGGTGTACACATTTTATCGAAAGTTTGGTCAGTAAACACAAGTGGAACGTGCAGATATTACCAAAAGAGTATGCCTATTATTCGATTATGGGAAAACACCCAACATCACCGGGAAAATTAAAAGAGGGAATACCCTTGATTGTGTCTCTTCCTAACTACTTTTATGGAGATAGGCCGGAATGGCAAGAAGTGTTGAGGGAATGCGAACAAAAGGACATCGACATACATATTGATTGCGCATGGGTAACGGCCGCAAAGGGATTCAATTTTGATTTTGATCATCCTAATATCAAGTCATTTGCTATGAGTATGTCGAAGTATAATTTCACCTGGAACAGGATTGGGCTACGCTGGTCACGACAACGTACTATGGACTCCTGCACTTTGATCAGTACGCAAAAAAAGTACAACGAATTGACTACAGCCTGCGGGGCCTTCATGATGGATAACCTCGATAGGGATTATGGATGGCAAAAATATACCAAACAGATACAAAAAATTTGTGATAAACTAGATCTGCGACATAGTATGTTCTGTTATGTTTTAAAGGACAGCGATGACAAACTATATTCCATTGGTAAGATACTAGGACAAATTAAACAATGATGTCAACGTCATTTGCGTAGTTAGTGAATCCATTCTCTTTGACCACTTTCAGCACGGAGTTGACCCTGCTGACCAATTCGTCCTTGTGTGATATCAGGAATATGTTTTTCTGTTGCGTCCTCGCCATGTCCTTCAGCACCGCCATGGAGCTCTCGACACCGGATATGTCCATGCCAGCATCCACCAGCTCGTCTATGAACAACAGGTTGATCTGTTGATAAAGACTTTCCCACACGTCCCTGAACGCCCAACTCATGCTGAGTATCAGTCTGTTTCTTTCCCCTCTGCTCAAGTTGTCAAAATCCAGTTCCCTGCCCAGTTCTTCGATCCTCACACTGAGATCCGCTTGGAATGTCACAGTGTGTGGTAGCTTGACCTTGCCCAGGAAGAACGCCAATCTCTGGTTCAGATAGGTCAGGTTCTGTTCTATGATCCTGGTCCTTATGAAACTGTCTTTCGCTGTCAGTAATTTGTAAAGGAAGTCCTGGTGCCTGTGTAGGTCTTCCAGTTCGTTGGCCTTCTCGTAATCCACCTCCTGTATGGCCTTGCTCTCCAGTTCTGCGATCTGTTCCGCGTAGGTGTCTTCCTTCTTCTCGGTGTGTTCCAACTGTCGTTTGAGGTCTTGTAATGTGCCCTTGTGGTTGTAGGCCTCGTCTATGGTGTCATAGTAGGTGTCAGGAACCTGTCCCAAATCTCCTATGTCGTCTATGCCCTGTTGTATCTGGGCAAGATCATTTCGCAGTTTGTCTGCGTATTCTTTGTTCTCTGTCAGGTTCGTCTTCAGTTTACCAACGAGATGTTCGTGCTTGTCGTCGTGTAATGCCTGTTCGCAGGTGGGACACTTGGCCGCCTCCGCGAACTCCAGGTCCTTCTCGGTCTTCTCTACGGTTGATTCCGCCTTGGTCAAGGAATCCTCGTGGTAGGCCTTCTCCTTCATGAGGTTGCGCAACGCTGTCTGTGCCTCGTTGTGTTTCTGCAGTTTCTTGTGTTTCTCGATCTCGATCTCGCTGTCCACCTTCTCCAGTTCCGCGATTGCCTCTCGGAAACTCTCGATGTCCTGTGCCTTCTGTTTTGTCCATGCGGCGGATCTAATCTTGAGGCTCTCTATGGACTCCTGTATCTTCTCGTTGGACGACACCTTGGCATCTAATCTCATCTTCTCTTCCGTCAGCAACTGTTTCGTTGCCTTCTGTTTCTCACGCAGTAGATCCGCTTTCTGCGACAGTAAAGTGATACCCAACAACTGTTCTATGATCTCTCTCTGTTCCGCCTGCTTTGTGCTCAGGAAAGGTTGTGTGTAGGTGTTCAGGGCCACTATGTTTTTGAACATGGCGTGGGTCATGCCCAATAATTTGTTGATCTCCACCTGCGTCTCCCTGTTCTCACCTTGTGCCTCGTTGCTGTCCGCCTTCTGTTCTATGTCGTTGGCGTAGAATCTGAATATCTGTGGTTTACGTCCACGCTCTATGGTGTAGGTCACGCCGTTCTTGATGAACTTGACAGAGACCAACATGCCCTTCTCGTTGGTCTTGTTGACCAGGTTGTCTCTCCTGATGTTTGTTAGCGCCTCTCCGTAGAACACGTAACTCAGTGCGTTGATTATGGTTGTCTTACCCGTACCATTCCTTGCTCCTGCGTCGTCGCCTCCTAGGTCCATGTTCTCACCTATGACCAGCACCAGGCTTTTGTTGGAGAAGTCGATGGCCTGTGCCTGGTTGCCCACGCTCATGAAGTTCTTGACCGTTATTTCCTTAATCGTCAGCAAGTTGTTTCCTCCTCCATTCCCTGTATCCTCTCAACCACTCTTCCTGCGTAACGGGTTTCGCAAGTTGGTCCAACAGTGTTTTCCTGTTGACGGGCATTTCCAGGTCGCCTTTTAATGCTTTCATCAATTTACGTTTACTGATTCTCGACATCCAGATCATTGTAGATCGCGGTGAGTATGTTCTTGTCATACACCTCTGAATCCACCCCTTGTAGTTGTTTGATCACGATCTGGTCAACGCTGTCAAACTTCTGTATCTCCACTTGTGGTTGCTGTGCGTTGTCGATCTGTTCCGGTATCAGTTGTAGTTCTCTTAATTGGTACTTGTCTATGAAGGTCTCCCTGATGAAATTGGCTTCTTCGTATGAGATCTTTATGTCCAAGGTTACTCTAACATACATCTTTGTTAGTAAGTGCTTGTCGGGATCCGCTAGTAGTTCACTGATTTTTATGGTCCTGTATCTTGGCATGTCTGGCCAGTTGATAAATTTTGGTTCCTTGTCATATTCCAACACCATCATGCCACGCTCGTCATCTCCCGCATCCGCGTAGTTGTGTGGGAAGGCGTTGCCCATGTAGGTGATGTTCTTCATGTACTGTCTCTTGTGGAAGTGCCCTGAGAACACCCGGCCACATCCTGCGAAGTGATCCGCCTGTATGGTTCCTGTGTCTGGCATCTCCACCATGGCATTCATTTTGAAGTAGGGCAGTTCGAAATGTCCGAACACGTACTTCTGTGTCATTTTCTCGATCTTCTTGTATTCGTCTTCCACGATCCACGGAAGTATAGCAACATCATCTTCTACCAACCACTCGTTCACGATGTGTATGTTGGGTATGTTCCTGATGTACTCCATGGAGTTGATCTCCCTTTTGTCCCTGTAGTACAGGTCATGGTTTCCCATTATTACATAGACTTTCTCGAAAGCCCGGCCTAGTCTCTCTATGTTTGACACCGTGTAGTTCATTGTTGAAACATTGGTCGCTGACCTGTGGTGGTGCCAGTCTCCCAGGAATATGCAGGTCTCACACCCATGCAATTTTGCCTGCTCTATGAACCATATAACAAAAGCCTCACAGTCGTCGTTGTGTACCCTTGAATTGCCCTTGAGTCCGAAGTGTATGTCAGTGAAGCAGGCTACCTTTTTAAAGAATGCCATGGGTTACCATTTCTTCTTTACGATTGGTTTGTGATTTGTCATGTCCACTTTCTTGTAGTTGACCTCGTCAAAATCCGCCGCATCTATCTTTCCGGTCTTCTTGAATTTCTTGTTCAGTTTCGCGATCCCGGTCTTGTTCACGACCTTGGCCTCACCGTGGGCTGTTTTCATTTTCTTTTTGTATGAAGGACCCATGGTCTCGTTCTCGTTTTGCCTGGTAAATGATGGCATCATGCCATTGAACTCTAGTAGGTCATCTCTGATGGCCTGGTTCTTCTTCTCGATGTTCAATATCCTCGTGAAACTGTTTGTGATCGCCGCGGTGTAGTAAGCGAACGGGTTGTCTGATTTCGATTCATCGAATTGTAAACCAATCTGTGACAGTTGCATCAGGGCCTGAGACTGCATCTCGTCATTGTAGGTATACCCCCTCCAGTTGGCCCTGGTACCGTATCTCTCGCAAAGTTTCATGTACATGAGTGCCAGTTGGTTGGTCATCTTGCCATGATCCGCGGAAAAGTGGCCGTTCGTCATTCCACCCACCCAGTGACTTTTGCCCACGCACACCAGTTTGCCCTTGTTGTCAATTCTGTAGTGTTGGAACGGCGGGAAGTTGACCTTTGAGTGGTGGTCTGCCGTCTGCTTGGGATTCTTCTTACGGGTGTCATCCATGGGCACGTGGTCGAACATCATCACACGGAACACCAGTTCCGTCTTGTTGATCTTCCTGGGAGACACAGTGTAGTCCGCCAGTTTGATCTTCTTCAGTCCGGCATCCTTGGCCTGCTCCCAGGCCTCCTGTGTCAGTCGCTTGGCCCGGTTCTTCTTGGCCTCCGCTATGCTCCTAACATTGATTTTTTTCAAATTGGGCACAATGATGTCGTACTGTGAGTCCTCAGGCGCGACGTACGAGCAGTAGGTGTTCTTGCTGGCGTGTATCTGTGCCAGCAGATCCCTGTTGTTAAGATATTTCACTCTCTTCATAAATTCCTTTGCTTTATATAATGTAGTGTAAAGTGACCACAAACAGGTCTGTTAGAATCGTGCCGCTAGAGTAATTAAGTGCGCCTAAAATTGTGCCTATAAATATAGTCTAAGTATACAGAATTTTACTATGGAAAGCAACCTATAACACATGGCCACAATTGGAAAAGTTCTAAAGGATGTAGGACAGGGCATATTTAATAGAACCCTGGGCAGGCTGACGGGTGCGGGCATCAACAGGAACAGTGCCATAGAGAGATCCACGGCCAGATGGAGCGGCCGAAAGGACGACCGTGACTGGCGCGTGAGGATACAGATCCCCACTGGGGCGGACGCATTATATAATGCGCTGATGTCCAACAACAAACTGTTGGAACCACTGCGAGAGGCACGTGGCATATTCTGGCCCCTGACACCCATAATGCAGATACAACACTCCGCCAACTACAATCCTCTGTCACAGACCCACAGCAACTACCCGTTCCAGGCCTACCAAAACTCACAAGTTGACTCGTTCAACATACTGGGCGAGTTCCCGGTACAGAACCAACAGGATGCCGCGCACTGGGTGGCCACTGTGAACTTCCTGAGGACAGTGACCAAGATGTTCTTCGGTCGGGAGCAACCGCTGAAGGGCAATCCACCACCGATCCTGCATCTGTCTGGATACGGTGACCACATGTTCCAGAAGGTCCCGGTTGTGATAAACTCATTCAACGTGGAACTGAGGCAGGGCATAGACTACATCTCCACCCGACAGGACAACGTGTTCTTTGGAACAGGTCTAGAACAGTCAAGACGAGATTTGTATAGGGCAGGGCAATTTGACGTCAATGACCTGGACCAGACCTGGGCGCCCACGTTGTCAAACATATCAGTGCTGGTGACACCTGTGTACTCTAGGGATTCCATCAAGAACTTCTCACTGGCGGATTTCGCCCGTGGCAAACTCAACGGCAAGGGAACAGACGAGATAGGATTCATCTAATGGCCAAGTATTCAGCGACATCACCTTACTTTTCAACACCACAGAACCAGATCAATCTTGAGACCTTCGTGCCTCGCACGATCACCGCAGAGGATGACGATCAGAGTTACACCATCGAGAGGACCTACGCCTACAGGCCGGACCTGCTGGCTTATGACTTGTACGGCACACCAAGGCTTTGGTGGGTGTTCGCACAGCGTAACCCAGACCAGATAGAGGATCCCATCTACGACTTCAGACCAGGCGTGACCATACAGTTGCCCAAGGCCACGAACGTTAACAGTGATCTAGGAATATAAAATGGTAGGCAACAGTCCAAGAGAGGCCGGATATCTTAGGCAGTACAATTCATACGAATTGCCTAACCCGTTGCACAAGTACGCTACCTACAACGCACTCTTCACGCTGTCCGCGGTCACAGAAGAGGAACTGGAAAAGGGTGCCTATTTGACTCTCCCGGTGCACGACGTGATAGCGAGATCCAGTGGTATAGGTCCAACGGGACTGACCAGTGCTTTCCGCGGTGTAGAGAAGACCCGAGTAAGGGAATCCGACGTCGCCCCGCGGGGCAAAGACAGGGTGTTGGAGCGACTGGAGAATCAAAGTGAACAGTACAAGGACAGCATCAGTATCCTACAGAGACAGCACGACCTCTTCATAGAAAACGTCAACATGCTTTCAACAATAGCACCAAACACGGAGAGAAACCTTGCCAACTTCACCAAGATGGAGTTCGAGATACACGAACCGTTTGGGATCACCTTCATAGAGAAAGTGAGGGCCGCCACTTTTGTGAGTGGATTCCTGGACTACCAGGACGCACCGCTGTTGCTGACCATAGAATTCAAGGGCTATGATGAGAACGGCCAACCATTGAAACAGGGCAGGTCGGAGACCAGAAAGATACCCATACTGATTGTGAGGGTTGACTTCGATGTGAACGAGGGTGGGGCCAGGTACAACATCACGGCCGTACCTTATGGTGATGTGGGTTTCGATGACAGATTCAAAGTGTTGAGGACCAGGGTGGACCTGACCGCGGGCAGTTTCCGCCAGTGGAAGACCAGTTTCGAGCAGGCCCTCGATGATCAGATGACCCAGGAGGTCAAGGAAAAGGTCAGGCAACTACCGGATAGATACAAGTTCGAGGTGGATCCTGAATTGTTGAATAAAAAACTTTACCAATACTCCTACACTTTGAAATCATCATACGCGGACCGATCCGTGGGTGACCTTATAGGTACCACGGATTTTGGTTTCTCAGATGCGGGTGTGGTCGAGGCAGAACAGACACAGACCGCCGACTCCGGCACAACAGTCACAAAAGCGTTCGAGGATTGGCTCAGGAATCATCCTGGTTTCTTTGACATAGCAGAAGATTTCTGGCGTGCCTATCTCACTATGGCCGGATACCAGTTGCCAGAAAACGAACAGGATAGGACAGTCTACATCAACAGGTTGTTGACCAGCAAGGAAAAGGAACTTGAACTGGAGAAACTTTTCCTCGAACACCAGTACGTGCCTTGGTTCAAGATCAAGAGCACTGTGTTCACTGACACGGATAGGTTGGACGCGGTGACCAAGATGCATCCTAAAACCATAGTGTACAAGGCAATTCCCTACAAGATACACGTGTTAAAGTTATTGGCGTCTGGACTCAGCATAGGCAAGGTGAGATGGGACAAGTTAGTCCGCAAGAACTACGACTACATTTACACAGGAGATAACGTGGACGTGCAGGGCTTAAGAATCAATTACAAAAGTGCCTACTACATGAGGAATGTGCGAGGTGACGACAAGACCGAGAATGAATCCGGGTTGACGAGAGTGGTACAGCGCGTCTTTAACAAGGCGTTCGGACAAGAGGACTACCCAGAGCCATTACTGCCCCTGCGTTCATACCCCTCCAACATCAAGGGGAGGTCGACCACACAAAATTTCCGCGCTGGGGGACACAAGGCACAAGAATTCTTTGACTATCTAACCAATCCTGAAGCGGATATGGTCAGGATAGAGTTAGACATACTGGGAGATCCACACTACATCTGCCAGGATGTGCTGTCAACCCTTAAGAAGATCAATGAGGACAGAACCGCGCAGGTCATCACCATTGACTCTGATTTTGACGAAAACCAGTTTGGCAGTTTCAATGCTGACCAGTACATGACCTTAATAAATCTCAGGTACAGGCTCCCCGACGACATAGACGAGCGTGAGGGCACCATGTTCTCGGGCAAGAACAAGTACCGTGAGGAGAATCTCTTTTTCAATGGTGTGTACCAGGTGGTAAAGGTAGAGAGCAAGTTCGACCAGGGACAGTTTCTTCAGACACTGACATGTGTGAGGATGAACAACCAACAAGGTCAAGGACTGGCGCCCAACGTCATCAGCTCATCGGCATTGAATCCTGAATACATCACGAAGAAGGACGACACAACGGCATCTAAGGAAGTTGAGAACATATACAAATCCGGATCCAGATCGGCTCGCGGTGCTGGTAACTACAAGAAAATCTATGACTCTGCGGGCAAGAAGATAGATACAGCAAATGACAATCCAAGGAGTGGCAGGAGATAATGAGTAAATTCTACAACGATTCCAGGGGATTCACGGACTCACAGAACAATCAAAAATTTTTCGATCAGAAGTACATCGACAATGATCCAGGTCCGTATCTGGCTACGGTCAAGTACACACAAGATCCCCAAAAGATGGGAAGACTGGGAGTGAACATTCCCGCCCTTACTAAAACCAGTGAGCCAAAGCCCAGCCAGATAACCTGGTGCCAGTACCTTTCGCCTTTTTATGGCGTAAAATCATTGAGGAGTGTGAGCAAGACAGACCCCTATGACTACAAGGCGAGCCAGACCAGTTATGGAATGTGGGCAGTGCCACCAGACATAGACACAACTGTTTTGGTCATATTCGCAAAAGGTGACTCGGGCAGACCTGAGGCGTTCTGGATGGGTTGTGTTCAAGAACCCAACATGAACCAACAGATACCAGGACACGCGGCCAGCCAAGACACCGCCATGCCCAGCAACGGTGGAGACTTTAGTGAAAGCAAACAGGACACATACGGCACTGACATCTTGCCCACGGGTGAGAAGAACAGGAAAGTAAATGTAGATGTTGAACTGCAACAACAGAAGTTCCCAATCAATGACAGATTGGCCGACCAACTGATCAGACAAGGACTGGTTGCGGATCAGGTCAGGGGCACAACGACCAGTAGTGCGCGTAGGGAATCGCCAAGCGCGGTGTTTGGAATCAGCACACCAGGCAGGATCAAACCAGATTCAAAGAAACCAAATATAGGGCTCGATAGCAGGCCGGTCAGCGTGGACCGGGATCACGGACACAGTTTCGTCATGGACGACGGAGCGCGTGATGGCACCAACCAACTCACAAGATTACGTACGGCATCAGGGCACCAATTATTAATGCATGACACGGAAGGCGTGGTGTACATAGCCAACGGTTCAGGTAATGCTTGGATAGAGATGGACAGCGAAGGCAGGATTGACGTTTACTCGGGCATCGGCGGAATTAACATGAGGACGCAGGGTGATTTCAACCTGCACTCGGACGCCAACATCAACATGCACGCCTCGGGACAGATAAGGATGAGCGCAACCAACGAGATCGTCAAGTCGGCGGGCACCTACATGCTGAACCTCGGAGAGAAGGGTATATTCAACAGTTCACAAAAAGGAAGTATAAGGGACTACGCCAGAGACGGATTAACGTCATACACTGACGGACAGCAGTTACACGGTGCTGGAGGACAGATACACCTAGCGGGTGCACAGGTGCACTTTAACTCAACGGGTGCCAGCGACACCTGGGGACCTAAGTGGTTGGACACGGACGCCGCGAACATGACCGAGAGGCAGGAGGGTGATGTGGAGTTGGTCAAGAAGGGTATAGAGCCGTTGAGACCTTTCACTGCACAGACTTCCACAACAGTACATAGATTTGTCACACACGAGCCCATGCCGAGATTCAGAGGATTCTCTTCAGAGGGCGCACTGCCCACGGGAGGAGCGGACAACAGGAAGGCCTGGTATAGGCTGGCCAACACCCCAGGCACAGTGGAGTACACGGAACAGAGAAACAGGCTTTCACCACATGCTCCGACAAGAAAGGCACAGGCACAGGCCGATATGGAGAGAGAACTGAAGGAAAGGATGGGCACATCCACTGACCCGGTCAAGGCCAAGCAGATACTGGCGGAAGTTGTCGAGAATTATGACAAGGACTATGACATAGTGAATGGCGCCAGGGGCAAGTGGGACACCGCGGCCAGCATCAGCAACCAGTTCAAGGGATTCGACGTGTCTGACTCCGTGTCGGAGGTGCTCAACAACAACACCAAGAAACTAGCGGACCAGGTCATTGACACCGTCACAGGATCAGATGTGGCTGAACTGTTCAAGGACAACGTGTTCGTGAACCAGGCTGGAGAACTGTTCGCCCTAGGTGACAAGACGCAGTTGTACTCGGGTGACTTCAAGGGATTCGCCACTGACGTGGGGAGCAAGGCCGCGGCCAACTACGCCAACGACACATTCCAGAAGGCGGTGGGAGACCTCACCAAGAGGAAAATTATCGACTACGATAAAGATGGCAGTCCTATATACGCACCATCGGTCATTCCAAGTTCGATCGCCGGTATAGACATATCCGGCATCGCGGGCAACATCAACATCGCCAACATTTCATCCATCGCTGATATCAAGGCCACCACACAGGTGTTCAAGAACGTGGTGGCGGGACAGGTAACGTCGACCATACAGAAGACGGCAATAAACGCAGTGGCCAGCCAGGCCAAGGGGTTCCTGGCGGGACTGGGTGGAAGCACAGCCAGGGAACTGGGTGCACAGGGCATCAAGGCCGGAGCGTTCACTAACATAGGTGCCAAGATCGGTGCCATGAAACTGCCCGCGTTGTTCGGGGGTGGAAATGTCGCAGGGGCGTTCACGGCCGTGAAGACATTCTTCAGTGGGTTCAGTGACGTGAGATTGAAGGAAGACATCAGACTGATTGGCAGATCACCATCGGGAATCAACATCTACGAGTTTAAATACAAGCACACGTCGGGCACGTGGCAGGGTGTGATGGCACAGGAGGTGCCATGGGCCAGGATCATGACCGACACGGGATACTACATGGTTGACTACAGCAAGGTCGACGTGGAGTTCAGGAGGATACACTAATGGCATACGGCGATAATGGATCAGACAACGGATTGAGCAACAAGACAGTGACCTTTAAGGGTTTCAGTTCGCGTGCAGATAAACAGAACTTCAAACTGTACGACTTCGAGACGGCCAAGCAGGACCTGATCAACAGGCTTTCGGTTCGCAAGGGCGAGCGGGTGGAGAACCCCGAATTCGGCACCATAATATACGACGCGCTGTTCGAGCCATTCACGGAGGCCCTCAGAGACGCTATATTAGAAGACATCACACAGAATCTCAATGCGGATCCCAGGATCTCCACTGAAGACATCACGGTCACAGAGGCGGACAAGGGCATAGCCATACAGGCCACTATAACTTATGTACCACTCAACATAACCGAGAAACTAAGGTTCAGTTTCGACGAGAACGCACTGCTACGTCTATCTTAATATACGTAGATAATCTATCACATAAATATCCGTACAAACAGTATGGCCACTACAGACAGACAAAATAGATTACTAGTCGCGGAGGATTGGAGGAAGATCTACCAGGCCTTCCAACAGGCAGATTTCAAATCCTACGACTTCGAGACGCTGAGGAGGACCATGGTGTCATACCTCAGGGAGAACTACCCGGATGATTTCAACGACTTCGTTGAGAGCTCTGAGTATGTGGCGCTCATAGACCTCATAGCCTACATAGCACAGGCGCTATCGTTCAGGGTGGACCTCAACGCCAGAGAGAACTTCCTAGAGACCGCGGAGAGAAGGAATAGTGTCCTTAGGTTGGCGAGGCTGATCAACTACAACGCCAAAAGAAATAAACCAGCAACAGGACTTTTAAAAATTGATTCTATTTCAACAACACAGGACGTGGTGGATTCGACTGGCACAAACCTGGCCACGCAGACCATCATCTGGAACGATTCAGCCAACTCCAACTACAGGGAACAGTTCACGGCGATACTGAATGCGGCCAACCAGACCGGACAACTGTTCGGAAATCCCAGGGAGTCGGGATCCATAGGCGGAATAGACACGGAGGTGTACACACTTAGTTCAAACCAGACCGACCTACCTCTGTTCAAGTACACCAAATCAGTGGGAGGCATCAGCAGGCAGTTCGAGATAGTGCCTACTACAATTAATAATTCAGATTCCATATATGAATCAGATCCAATCCCAGGCACAGGATTGGCATACGTCTACAGGTCAGACGGCGCAGGTGACAGTTCAAACAACACAGGATTCTTCTTCCTGTTCAAGCAAGGTGCCATGCAGTACGCGGACTTCACGGTGGACACGGCAGTGACCAACTACGTGAGATCCATAGCGGCATCGAACGTCAACGACACAGATGTTTGGTTGTACAAGTTAGATCAGTTTGGACAGATAGCAGAGAAGTGGGCCAAGGTTCCTTCGCTGACAGGCAACAACGCGATATACAATTCTTTAGCCGCTTCGGAAAGAAACATCTACAATGTAGTTACAAAAAATAACGACGCAATTGATTTGGTGTTTGGAGATGGAAACTTCTCAAACTTACCACTGGGTTCGTTCAGGACATACCACAGGATCAGTGACAATGCCAAGTACGCCATACAGCCTGCTGACATGCAGAACATACAAGTGTCGGTGCCATACACCGACGCCAACGGCGCACAACAGACCCTGACCATATCCATGAGCCTCAAGGCCAGCGTGTACAACGCCGCGGCCACCGAGTCAAATGACAGCATCCGGGAGAAAGCCGCACAGGTATACTATTCACAGAACAGGATGATAACAGCAGAGGACTACCAGGTGGTCCCACTTTCAGCATCGCAAGAAATCGTCAAGGTTAGATCGGTCAACAGATCGGCATCGGGCATCAGCAGGGCAAAAGAGATACTGGATCCAACAGGAGCGTACTCAAACGTTTCTGTGTTCGCCGAGGATGGTATCCTGTACAGGGAAGAGAGTACACAACAATTCACATTCACTTTTAACAACAGGAGCAATATTCAGTCCACTATAGACACATCGGTTGAGGCCAAGCTCAAGGAAGCATATGCGAGGCAGTTCTATTACCTTAAGTATGGGACCAAGGACCTAAGCACATTGACCGCCACGTGGAATTCCACAACCACATCCACCAACACCAACACTGGTTACTTTACATCAGGTGGTGCCTTGGTCGTGGGTGACTACGCTACTTCAAATTTAAAATTTGCCAAACCAGGAGCGCTCATAAAATTCACATCACCAGACACCAGGAAGTTCTTAAATGAAACACTTGTGACATCAGGCACAGACAACGCCGAGGACAGGGCCTGGGCCAAAATAGGCGCGGTGGTGCTTGACGGAGCCAACGGCGGACTGGGGAATCTCGAATCAGGAGTCGGACCAATCACGCTCAACGACATCATACCAAACGGCGCGGTTCTCAGTGCTGTGATACCCAACTTCACTACATCATTCTCCAACGCGCTGGAGGCAGACATCATAGACAGGATCGAGGCCTACGAGGAGTTCGGACTCAGGTATGACATAGACACCGAGACCTGGAAGGTGATAACATCAACCAATCTCAGCACCAGTTCTGTGTTCAGCCTCGACAACACGGGAGACACTACAGGAACCAATCTGGACGCCAGCTGGTGGTTCAAATTCACCAATGACGGCAACACCTACACAGTGACCTATAGACGATTGGACTACGTATTCGAGTCAGAGTCACAGAACAAGTTCCACTTTGACGCGCAAGAGAAGATTTATGACTACCAAACGGGTAAAACTGTAAAGGACACGGTCAAGATCTTGAAGACCAACAGCATTGTTTCAACAGGCAACAGCATAGGGTATCCTATCACGTGGCAGGTGGTGGACACAGTCACAGAGGCGGATGGTTTCCAGGACAACAGGAAGGTCAAGGTTGGATTCTATGATGACGATGATGATGGTGTTGTGGACAATCCTGATATATTTGACATTGTGGTAGAACCCACTCTGTCAGAGAACACCAAATTCGTGTTCTTTGAGAAATACACATCATACGATGCCATAGAGAGATTCAGACCATACGCGTCAACCAACTTCGTGGTCACCGAGAACGAAGCGGACATCAACCTAAACACCGCCACCTACACGGATGGACAGTTGTTCTACTTCTACGCCGCGGACGAGGACGTGATTAAAACCTACAGCTCAACCACCAACACGTTATCAACTACCACAGACTACATGGCAAGGAGGGGAAGGAGCTCCATCAGTTTCCAGTACAAGCATCACGCCGGCCAGGAGACTAGGATTGACCCTAGTGTGAGCAACATAGTTGACATCTACCTGCTGGAGAGGACATACGACAACCTGTTCAGGATATGGCTACAGGACGGGGGTGTGAGACCCGCGACATCAACACAGGACCAGTTGAGGATCAACTACTCGGGAGTACTAAATCCATTGAAATCACTGTCAGACCAGATAGTGTACCATCCGGTCAAGTACAAGATACTTTTTGGTACTAATGCCGACGAGGAATTACAAGCCACATTCAAGGTGGTGAAGAATACTAAAACTAATATCACTGACGCAGTGGTAAAAACTAGAGTCATACAGGCCATAAACGAATTCTTCGCTTTGGACAACTGGGACTTCGGAGATACTTTTTACTTTACGGAATTAGCCGCTTACATACACACCCAATTGGCACCAGACCTGCTGACAGCAGTGATCGTGCCAAATCAATCAGGACAGGGTTTTGGGTCCTTGTTCCAGATTAATTCAGCGGCGGACGAGATTTTCATCAGTGGGGCCACCGTTGATGATGTGTCAATCATAACAGCGCTTGGAGCCAATCAACTTGCGGCTTCAGGAACTGTGGTCACATCAACATCAACTGCCACTACCAACACCACCACAGGATCAGCGGTATCAGGCTCTACTACAACAGGTTCCGGTTCAAGCACCGGCAGTAGTGGGGCAGGATACTAATGGCTGACGAACCAACCAACGCACTGACCAACAACGAAGTCGTCCAGCAGGGTGACAACGAATACCGTAGGACGGTACAACACCTACCAGCGTTCTATCGTACGGACACCAACCAACGTTTCCTGGCCAGCACATTGGACACACTTGTACAGAAGGGCCAACTGGAAAGGCTGGACGGATTCATAGGAAGGCAAGACGCATACACTAGACAAATCACAGATAGATACATAGGAGCGACCAGCAGGAACAGGTTCGCATACCAGTTGGAACCATCGGTCACATACACGGACAGGGACACAACCTCGGTGAATCCCGAGGACCAGGTCAAATTCACAGGCACGTACGACGACTACATCAACCAGATCCGTTACCTGGGAGGCAAGGTTAACAACCACGACAGGCTCAACAAGGAGACCGTGTACAGTTGGAATCCCGCCATAGACTATGACAAACTGGTCAACTACAGGGAGTACTACTGGATGCCCGAGGGACCAAGCGCCATAGAGATCGATTCCGTGGGACCAAGCGCGGTGGCTGAATACACAGTGACCAACGTGGGCCAGGCCGCATATGAGTTCAGGCACAGGGAGAACGAGAACAATCCCATCCTGACACTGTACAGGGGCAACACCTATAGGTTCAACGTCAACGCCAAGGGACATCCGTTCTGGATAATGACGGAGCCCTACAAGAGCAAGGTGTCAGAGGACGGATCAACCTCAACAATTTATTCAACAGGTGTCACCAACAATGGCGAGGACGAAGGCGTGGTCACATTCACTGTGCCCACCTCAGGAGCACCAGACACGTTGTACTACCAGTGTGGCAACCATGATGCCATGTACGGCATACTGCAGATCAAGGACGCCACTGCCACAACAGCCATCGACCCGGAAGACGACATCATAGGTGCCAAGAACTACAGCCTGAGGACACTGGACCTTTCCAACGGCATGAAAGTGAAATTTACTAGCAGTCTGGTTGCCGCCACCTACCAAGGAAAAGAATACTATGTGGAAGGAGTGGGCGACGCAATAACATTGACAGATGTGCAGGATCTTATCACTCCGGCTAGTTACGCCACGGAGACCACAATCCTTTATGATTCAGTAGCCTATGACACACGTCCATACGCTCTGGCCTACTACACGCCTGATGTTAAGGACTACATCACAATAAAGCGCGACAGCCGGGACCAGAACGCCTGGTCGAGGTACAACAGGTGGTTCCACCGTAGCGTGATAGAGGAGACCGCACGTGTAAGTGGGTTCACACCGGTGCTGAACGAGGATGACCGTGCCAAGAGACCCATCATAGAATTCGACTCAGGGCTTGCCCTGTTCAACCATGGCACGGTGGCCAAGAGATCGGTCACATTGTATGACACGGTTACCACGGACGCTTTCAGTACAATAGTGAACAATAGCGGTTACATCATAGATGGCATAGCACTGGCGGACGGCATGCGGGTGATATTCGCCGCTGACACCGATCCCATAGTGCGCAACAAGATCTACGACGTCAGTTTCGTCACAGCAGGAGACTCAACGCAGAAGATAGCACTGACGGAGGCCACGGACGCCACGCCAACAGACAAGGACAGCGTGTTCATAGAGTTCGGCACAGTCAATCAGGGCAAGACGTTCTACTACGACGCTACCACGGAGGCCTGGACGGAGGCACAGCAGAAGACCGGTGTGAACCAACAGCCGTTGTTCGGCATGTGGGACAATGACCATACCCCGTTCAATGACGAGACCACTTACCCAAACAGCTCGTTCCAAGGAGCCACCGTGTTCAAGTACGCGACCAGCGACACGGCGCCCGTGGACACCGTTTTGGGCATCAGGGTCAAGTACAACACCATCAACAACGTGGGAGACATAGTTTTCGAGTCAGACCACACTTCAGGCACGTTCACCTACAAGAGTGGGTCGAGGACCCTGACCAAGAACCTGGCAGAGGGACACCTGCACTACACCACGGGCAGGCAGACTCACAACTCACGCAGTGCATGGATACAAAGGACCAACGAGAGTCGACAGCGCGTGATAAGGACCCGCATAGTGGACGACACGGAGAAGAGATTGTTTCCCATAGACGTTTACGAGAATTCCGCCGCGCTGACTGACCTAGAGGTATCCGTGTCTGTGAACGGTGACAGGATGACTCAAGGCACAGACTACACATTAGTGAATGGCACCACCAACAGGTACGTGAGGTTCGTTGATGAGCTCGCAGTCAATGACCAGATAAGGTTTGCGACCTACAGCAGTGCCCAGAAAATCTCAGGCAAGGGCATATATGAACTGCCCGAGAACCTGGCCACCAACAGTCTCAACCAACAACTGGGCACATTCACGCTGGGACAGGTATTGAACCACGTCAGAGACATTTTAGACAAGAACCAGGAAGTCACGGGTGCGATCCCGGGGGTCTCGAACCTAAGAGACAAACCCGACGCCAGGCTCAAGGGCGGGACGATTCACCAGCACGAGGCGCCACTGCTACCAGCGGTGTTCGGCCTTATAGACCAAGACTCCAATTTCGTCACCGCTATCGATTACGCGAATCAGGAGTATGAGAAATGGTATAATTCTTTCCTGACACACGCCACCGGAACTGCTTACGAGGGAGTGGCCGCTGACAGGGTTGACGAGATCATATCGGCCATAAACCAAGGCAAGAACAGCACATTCCCATTCTTCTACGAGGACATGGTGGGTTGGGGGGAGAACGTTTCCACTAGGACCTACACGGTGCAGGGCGCATCACAGACGGAGTACGCCATAGATTCCCAACACAGTATCACTACCTTAAGCAACAGGGCGGTGTATGTATATCTCAATGGCACACAGTTGTTGCTAGGCACAGACTACACGTTCAGCACTGAAGACGACAGTATCGATATCACCGCCACGCTTCAGGAAGGTGACGAGATTGTTATAAAAGATTACGCCGACACTACGGGCAGTTACATGCCAGTGACACCTACCAAACAGGGAATGTATCCAAAATTCGAACCAGAGATATTCACAGATGATACCTATCTTATCAACACCACAGTGATAAGGAGACACGACGGATCTATAATCAAAGCCTACGGTGATGAGCGAGATGATCTTATCTTGGAATTGGAGAAGAGGATATACAACAATATAAAAGTCCAGTTTGATTCAACACTGCTAGACATTCACGACGTCTTGCCTAGTGCTTTTACCACAACCGATTACACACTGGCCGAGGTGGACAGTGTGATATCACCGGACTTCTATGTGTGGGCCGGACGCAATAATGTGCAATACATAAACAACACCACTTTCACAGAGGGGTCGCCGTTCACCTACAACTACGCAAAATCTACTGATAGATTGACAGGCCAAAAACTGCCAGGACACTGGAGGGCGATCTACAAGTATTTCTATGACACGGACGCACCACATGTGAGACCATGGGAGATGTTGGGACATTCCGAGAAGCCCACTGATTGGGAAGCCACATATGGCACCGCACCGTACACGTCAGGCAACGATGTTTTATGGAACAGGATAGCCACGGAACCAGGGAGGTACGGAAAACCAGAGATCAGGAATTACCTACCCGTGGATGCATCCGGTAACCTGCTTGATCCTATAGCGGCGGGATTGATAGACAATTTTGACATACCAGGCAGGCAGGCCGCTTGGAAGTTTGGAGACCAAGCACCGGCAGAGACGGCATGGCGCAGATCGAGTGCGTATCCATTCACAGTGATGAAGACACTGGCCCTCACGAAACCGGCCCGGTTATTCAGTAATCTGTTTGATCCTTCTAGGATCACCACTAACACAGCCGGAAACCAGATCTACACCCTGACAGGGATCAGGAAGACGCTGGCAACTGCCAAGTACCACCTAGAAACGGAGACTGACACAGCAACGGGAGTTACAACCAGATACCAGACGGCGGGATACCAACCGTTCGTGGTCAACTATTTGATTTCACGTAACCTAGATCCAAAGACCTTCTACTACGACAAGATGAAAGGACTCACAGTACAGTTGGCCTATAAACTGGGCGGATTCACAGACAAGGACAACATCAAGGTTCTTACTGATTCCGTTTCCCCAGGGTCCACCTCTGGTTCAAAATTCATACCCGACGAGAACTACAAGATCCTGTTCAGGACATCCAACCCAGTGGAGAGCTTCCAATATTCAGGTGTGCTTATAGAGAAGAACACCGACGTAAGCCAGGATGGTTCAACTCTCCTAGGTGGTTACAAGGTGTTAGGATATTCGACCACTAAACCCTATTTCAACTTCAATTATCCTGTTAAGACCACCACCAACAAGTCGGTGTCCGTGACAGGATCACAAGCGGTTGCACAGTACAACGCTTACCAGGAGACCACACAGACCATACCATACGGTCACGTGTTCGACACCATACAGGACGTGGCGGACTTCCTGTTCGGCTACGGACACTGGTTGGAGGAACAAGGATTCCGATTCAACAAGTTCTCGACGGAGTTGAAGGAGACCCTGAACTGGGCCAACGCCGTGAGGGAGTTCCTGTTCTGGACCACACAGGAGTGGGCACCGGGATCTGCGGTTACTGTATCACCGGCCGCCGATGGTTTCGAGTTGGACACCAACAACAGCATAGTTGGCAGATTGAGGAACCTAGCGGGAGATTACTCACTGTTGGACGCGGGCGGCAGGAAGATAGACATCAGGGAGATATCCACCAAGAGGATCGGAAAGACATTTGAGTTGGCGATCAAGTCAACGGATGTGGGACTGTATAACATAGCTCTAAACACAGTGCAGAAGGAACACGTTCTGTTGTTTGACAACAGCACTGTGTTCGCTGACATAATCTATGACCCATTCACAGGATTCAGGCAACCGAGATTGAAACTGGTTGGTTGGAAGACGGCCGGATGGAACGGAGATTACTACGCACCTGGATTCGTGTTTGACGCCGCACAGGTCACGTACTGGTTGGCCAACACTGACTACAGGATCGGAGACACAGTGGAACATCAGGGCAAGTTCTACGTGGCGCGTGTGAATCACAACTCGGGTTCAGTGTTCGAAACTTCGAACTGGACGCTGAAGTCGGCAAAACCCGCTCCACAACTGCTACCCAACTTCGACTACAAGATAGCGCAGTTCAATGACTTCTACAATCTGGAATCCAACAACTTCGACGAGTCACAACAGCAACTGGCACAGAGATTGATCGGTTACCAGAGCAGGGACTACCTGGAGAACCTGTTCGTCAATGACGTGTCACAGTACAAGTTCTACCAGGGCTACATCCGTGAGAAAGGAACCAAGAACGCCATAGACAAGATACTGAAGGCCAAGTACGAGGGATCAGATATCACACTTGACATGTATCCGGAATGGATGATCAGGACAGGCCGGTTCGGAAACACAGACTCCACAGAGAGCATACAGATAACGCTACGTGATGACGAGATCACTGCGGATCCACAGAGCATCGAGCTGTTCGACGACACCAACAGCACAAGGGAGTACGCAAGATCCGAATACGTGGCCAAGGAAGACCTTTACTACAAACCAGTGGAATACACAGCGGCAAACACCTTCAGTAGGTTGGACTACTCTCAGTCAGGAGTTGACAGAGACACAGCACAGGTGTACAACACCGCCGGATATCCTCAACTTCGACAAGTACAACACACGGCATTCACCATAACAGACCTCTTCAACCTAGATGTCAACAGGGTCACGGCCAATGACCTGATCTGGGTCGCAAACAAATTCAACAGGGACTGGGACGTGTTCAGGTTGACCGTGGCCAACTTCAAGATCGCAAGGTTGAGGACCATAAACAACGCCTCACAGTTGGAGATAACATTCACAGGATCACACGGTCTGTCTGGTGCATCACCAACAGCGGAGGCCGACTTCTTCGCCATCAGCAACAGCGAGGAGACAACCCTCAATGCGGTGTACCAGGTGTCCAGCACACCAGACCATAGGACGGTGGTCATAGACTACTCGGGCAACACGG